ATATCAGATTAGGATCTAATTCAGTTAATATACTAAAGAAAAAAATATGAGAGTAAACGTTTTAGCAAACGGTCCATCTAAAAAAGTCTTCAAGAAAGAAAATCCTGAAGGAGAATTACTCTTATGTAATATCCCAGCATATAAAATATCCCCAAGTAAAGTACACGGGCTTTGTATGACCGATGGTAGATTTTTAAAATTCTTATGTACTGGAGTTTTGGATTATGGTAATGGTGGAGATTTCTATCAGGAAGAAAAGGAACCACCAAAACTAGATCAATATACCTGGATATTAGGACAAAGAGCTACAAAGTATGCTAGAAAATATCCAGAACAATTAAAACAATTCAATAATAAAAGAATATTCATGCACAGAATATCATCAAGTACTGGCTTATTAGCAATAAAATATGCCCATGATGTTATATTAAAAAACTTTCAAGATAAAGGTAAGATACACATATATGGGATGGATGCTTTATTTATAGATAATGTATCAAGTTCTACCCATAAAATAGTAGGAAGATCTAACCAAGAACATGGGGTTGAGTTAACCCTAGAAGGTTGGAGAAATAGTATGTATAAATGGTTAACAGAAAAACATCAAGAATCCAAAGTAAAATTCTATTTCTATACAGACAAAGAACAAATGTTACTTCCCAAGACATCCTTTAGACAACCTAGAAATATTGAAATTAGGGGTTTACAAACGACTTAAAGTATGGTATAATAGACCTTATGAATATATTTATTTTAGATGAAAATCCTGTGATTGCAGCTCAATCCCAATGCGACAAACATGTCGTTAAAATGATCTTAGAATCTGCCCAAATGTTATGTACAGCTCACCGTGTATTAGATGGTGAAGAATATGCAGACAAAATTGGTATATCCTATAAGATCGCACACAAAAATCACCCATGTTCTATATGGGTAAGAGAATCTGCCAATAATTATCTTTGGCTATATAAGCATATGTTAGCTCTCGGCGAAGAATATACCTATAGATATGGTAAAGTTCATATGTCGATTACAAAATTAGCTAACCCGCTATCTAGATTACCTCTTAATATTCCTTATATCCCTATGACCGAATTTAGATTAGCAATGGGTAAATTCCCAGAATGTATTAAAGAAGATCCTGTGGAATCATATAGGTTATATTACCAAACTAAGAAAGAAAGCTTTAATATGGTTTGGTCTAAACGTTCAGCTCCGGAGTGGTTCTAATATGATATTAGTAGATTACAGCCAAATAGCTTTAGCTAATATAATTATATCAAAAATGCAGGATGAAGAGCTTATCCGGCATATGATCCTTAACTCTATACGAATGTATAATAAAAAGTATAGAGCTGAATATGGTGAAATGGTTATATGTGCAGATGGAATGCATACGTGGAGAAAAGATTATTATCCACAATATAAAGCTCATCGTAAGAAAAATAGAACAGTATCTGAATTAGATTGGAATGAAATATTCCGAGTACTAAATATGGTACGAGAAGAGATTAAAGAGAATCTTCCTTATAAAGTAATACATATGGAAGGTTGTGAAGCAGATGATATTATTGGGGCATTAGTATATGAAACCCAAGAATTTGGTAAACATCAACCATGTATGATTATTTCATCTGATAAAGATTTTAAACAATTACACAAATTTAAGAACGTAAAGCAATTCTCACCAGCCCAGAAAACCTTGGTTGAAGAGAAACACCCTCGACAATATGCCTTTGAACATATATGCCGAGGAGATGCAGGAGATGGTGTTCCAAATGTATTATCCCCTGATAATTGTTTTACAGATGGTCTTAAACAAACCCCTCTCAGAAAGACAGTAATTGATTTCTGGGTAGATAATTTGGACAATATGCCAGAGGAAATTAAAAGAAATTATCAAAGAAACAAGACTTTAATTGACTTATCTGAGATTCCTAGGCATATATATAATAGTATAATACAAGAATATGATTCGCAAATACCTGCGATGAGGATGAAGGTATTGACTTATTTAATTAACAAAAGATGTAAAAACTTGATTGAAGTCGTGGAGGAATTTTACAATGGCTGAAAAAATGATTTCAGAGATACTGCAAAAAGCAGGAAGTCTGAAGACTAAAAAAGAGAAGATAGATTATCTTCGATCTCAAAACTCAAAACCTTTGAGAACAATACTGAAAGGGGCATTCGACCCATCAGTTACATTTCTATTACCAGAAGGTGAACCACCTTATAGAAAGGATGATGCACCAAAAGGTTTCGAACCATCTAATTTGCATAAAATGACAAGACGTTTTAAATATTTTGACACTGGCGGAATCGGGGAAAGACTCGAAGCTGCTAAGCGTGAAAAAATGTTTATTGATGTATTGGAATCATTGCATCCGGATGAAGCAGAATTAGTTATACTAATGAAAGATAAAAAGTTAGCGGGAAAATATAAAGGAATTACTAAGAAATTAGTTTCCGATACATGGCCTACGCTAATTGCCGGAGCTCGTGAAGGGCTCGGCGGGGCTAATCCTACCAGTGAGGTAAAGGATTAGATAAACTCAACTATTAAGGAGGTAACCAGTAAGACTTTATTATGTTTTACTTTAACTTTAGAAACCAAAGGAGGATACCAACTTAGAACTCGGTATAGGGGTAGTCATGACTACCCCCGTACTTTACTAGTTATGGATATATTATGCCATCATATGATTTTAAAAACCTAGACACAGGCGAAGTAACAGAACACTTTATGTCTCATACTAAGCTTGAAGAATTCAAAAAAGATAATCCCCATTTAGAACAAGTAATCAGTGCACCTAATTTTATCACTAGAAGAGATGGTGATGTGCTGAAAAAAGCTGGTGCTGGATGGAATGAAGTATTACAAAAGATAGGTTCACATCATCCAAGTAGTAATGTAGCTAAAACAAATATTAGAAGATCAGCAAAAGAAGTAAAAACGGCTGAGATCATTAAGAAACATGTTGATCTACAGGTTAAAGATAAATAAAGGTTTACATTTGAACAAAAGTATGGTATAATATAGGTATGTTTACGCAAGAATTAGTTAGTGAAGATTATAGTTTAAAACAGGTTAATCGTAAATCAGGTAGGGTATATGTTGATGAAGAGAATAATGAATACCCTTCTATTACTTCTGTTTTATCAATATTAAGTAAAGATGCTATAATGAAGTGGCGCGCTCGCGTAGGCGAAGAGGAAGCTAATAGAGTATCTTCAACTGCTATTAAAAGAGGTAATAAAGTACACGATATGCTAGAAAATTATATATTAAATAATCCTCTAGCACAAGAAAATTTTACACCAGCTGATTTAATAGCATTAGAAAATTTCAATTCAATTAAACCCATTATTGATGAGAACTTATCTAAGGTATATGCTACAGAGAAAAGAATGTATTCAAAACATCTTGGTGTAGCTGGTACGGTTGATTGTGTAGGTGTATGGGATAATAAAATAAGTATTATCGATTGGAAAACATCTAACAAATTTAAAAAGAAGGAATGGGTTAAGAATTACTTTATGCAATGCTGTGCTTATGCAATTATGTGGGAAGAAAGAACCGGAACACCGATTACACAAATAGTAGTATGCATTGCAGGTGATCAAGGTCCGCAGATCTTTGTTGAACATAGAGATAACTGGGATCAGGAACTAATACAAACAATTGATTTATATAAACGGAGATAAAATTGAGAAAAATAATATTAAATGCACTGAAAAATCATTATGTAGCTAAGATACAATTACATAAAGCTAATATTGAGATTTTTTTAGAAAATCCAAATGGTGTCGGAGATCATCCAGATGTAGTTGAAACCGTATCTGGTGAAGTTATGGCTATCGCAGAATATGAAGATGCTATTCAGGTTCTAGATAAACATTTCGGCGGAATACCTAAGATTTAAGTTTCAATGCATTATAAATAGATGCATGAACAGGAAAATTATCCAATTAATACTCGAGGCAAAAGGGAATAAAGGCTTATCTATATTCGATATAGATGAAACTCTATTTCATTCTAAAGCCAAAGTTAAAGTTAAGGCTAACGGGAAAGTTATAAAAGCTTTAACCAACGTTGAATTTAATTCCTACAAATTAAAAAAAGGAGAAGAGTTTGATTTTGGTGAATTTAAATCTGCTAAAATCTTTAAACAAACCTCCGCACCCATAGGTAAAATGATTGCTAAAACAAAAGCAATTATTAAAAATGCCGTTGCAAAAGGATCAGAAGTTATCTTTGTCACCGCAAGAGGTGATATGGATGATAGAAAACTTTTCATTTCTGCCTTTGAAGCATATGGGATTGATATGGATAATGTCTATGTTGAAAGAGCAGGTAATCTAGGTTTAGATAGCTCTGCAAAAAATAAAGAAGTTGTGTTTAAGAAATATCTAGACACAGGAAAATATAAAAGAATAAGACTATTTGATGATCACGTTGAAAATCTATATGCACTTCTTTCGTTAAGGGATAATTATCCAGATGTAA